AATTTAAGTAAAAGTGATGAACCTTACATACATTGGCCAAATAGAGGTCCAATTATTAAGGCACAAATAGAGAAAATCTTAAAACTAACAAGAGGTTAATATGAGTGTAAAACAAATAATAAAACATAATCATAAAGAACTAAAATCAAAAGTGGGTGAAATGGAACTAATACGTAATAATGATAGATCAAACTACAGTTGGTATAATTTAAGACAACTCAAAAAACTTAAACTAAAAGTAAAGGATAAATTAAATGGAATTAAGCAAAAACTTCACGCTTAAAGAATTAGTTGCTAGTCAAACTGCTGATCGAAAAGGGATTAACAATAATCCTAATGAAGATCAAATTAATTCTTTAAAGTTATTATGTGAAAAGGTTTTACAACCTGTAAGAGACCATTTTGGTAAAGTTGTAAGTGTTAGCTCAGGCTTTAGGTCGGAAGAGTTATGCGAAGCAATTGGTTCTAGTAAAACTTCACAGCACGCTAAAGGCCAGGCAGCTGATTTTGAAATCTTTGGTGTTTCCAACCAAGAATTAGTTATTTGGATTAATGAAAATTTAGATTATGACCAAATGATATTAGAGTTTTGGAAAGGTCCAGATGAACCGAACAGCGGTTGGGTACACGTTTCATATAAAAAAGAAGGCAATAGAAAAGAGTTATTAAGAGCGTTTAGAAATACGTTTGGTAAAACACAGTACGAGAAGTACGAATACTGAACGCCTGACGAACTTAATAATATGTATATGAAATATCGTGTTTAGCACTTGACAAATACGATATATTATGATATAGTGAATACATTATGAGCAAATTTAAATTTATAGAAATAAACAAAGACTTATTACCGAAGACTAAAGGTAGAAGAATAGACGGACACAGATTTTACGAAGTAGATGGTAAAAACTATCCGTCTATTACTACCGTTTTAAATATCAGAAAAAAAGATGGACTTGCCGAGTGGCGTAAGAACGTTGGTGAAGGTGCTGCCAATTGGGAAATGGGCAGAGCCGCTAGACGTGGTAAAGCAACCCATACTTTAGTTGAACAATATCTAAAAGGCGAAACACCAAGTGAGAGAAGTGTATTACCTATAGGTCTATTCAAACTATTAAAACCATACGTAGATCAAATTAACAATATTCACTTATTAGAAGCAATTATGTATTCACACAAATTGACCGTTGCAGGTCAAGTTGATTGTGTTGCAGAATATAATGGCAAATTGTCAGTTATTGATTTTAAAACTGCTAACAAAGAACGTAACGAAGAATGGATTGATAATTACTTTTTACAAACTACTGCTTATGCAATGATGTATGAAGAAATATTTAAAACACCCATTGAGCAAATAGTTATCTTATTGGCTGCTGAAGACGGCACAGTTGCTTGTTACAAAAAAGAAAAGAAAGATTACATTGAACCACTTGGAAAGGCAGTTGAAGATTTTTATAAATATTATGAAGAACTAAACAAAGGCAAAGTAAGTACGAAGTAATTAAAAAGGTGATTTAACATATCCTACTTGCAACCTTAATCGCTAAAGGGGTAGAATGAAAAAATTAATAATAGTTTTAAGTTTAATATGTGGTATTGCATATGCTGAACACGGTGTTGATGAAAAACATTATGACTTATACTGGCAACAAATACCAGCAGTATGTGGCAATCCAGACGCAGTACAAGAATATATTGATGACAAAGGTTTTGAAGCAAAACATATAAGTTTAGGTAGATCAGGAAGTAAACCTGATGGTGAACCTGTTTATATGGTAACTTATTATGAAAATGACGACCAGATATTAGTAACTGTAGATATACCTGGTGCTGATGAAACTTGTATTTTATTTCACACACACAATAAAAGTGAAATAAAAGGTAAAAATAAAAAAGGAATTTGACGTTGAAGGTTAGATAATAACTAGTGAGGACGTGGGTGCAATACCCACCACCTCCACCAATTTAAAACACATTAAGATGTGCTTTGAGGGGGTGAGTTAGATTCGACTGCTACTAAAACTAACTGGAGTTAAATCGCTGACAACGTAATGTCAAAACTATAAATGCTAACGAAAGTTACGCTTTAGCAGCATAAAGTTGCAATGGGTTTGCCTGTACCTAGTAACAGAAACAGGCACTTAATAATGGAGTTATTATGAGTCTAAAAGGAACTAAAACATCAGACAATTTAAGAGCCGCCTTTCAAGGAGAATCAGAAGCAAATAGAAGATACTTATACTTTGCTCAAAAGGCAGATATTGAAGGTGCCAATGAAGTGGCACAAGTATTCAGATCAACTGCCGAAGGTGAAACAGGACACGCACACGGACATTTAGAATACCTAGAAGAAGTAGGAGACCCAGCAACAGGTGAACCTATGGGTAGTACCGAACAAAACTTACAATCTGCTATTAAAGGTGAGATACACGAATATACAGATATGTATCCAGGTATGGCAAGAACAGCAAGAGAAGAAGGATTTGATGAGATCGCTGATTGGTTTGAAACATTAGCGAAAGCAGAAAAATCACACGCTGGTAAGTTTCAAAAGACTTTAGACGCATACGTAGGCGCATAAAGTGGTAGGGTGGGGATGCGAGAGTGGAACCACCCTTTACAAATCAAACAGAAAGTGATATACTGTAAGTATGAATAGTAAAGAATTTAGTTTAATGATTGAGGGAATTGTTAGAGAAAAAAGAATCACTTATATGGATGCTATAATTGACTATTGCGATAAAAATGATATTGATTTAACAACAGTAAAATCTATTGTAAATAAATCTTTAAGAGAAAAAATTAAATCAGAAGCAGTAGATTTAAAAATGTTAAAAGAGAAAAAGGGTGGTGTACTACCTGTATAGATATGTATGGAGGGTTTGATGTTTTTAAAGTTTACTTGGCAGTTAAATTACATTTCACTACTAATTATGACTTCTTTGAATATGGTGGTAAAGTCAATTGTAAACTTGATACATTTACTAAAAGAAACGATAGATACTTTTTTCATAAACTTAGCACAAAATATAACAAAGATGAAATACTTGACTTCTTTGTTGCCAATTTTTGTGAAAATAGTAAAAAATGGGTAGGTAATTTATTACAAAATGATGGACGAGAAACATACCTCAATTATAGAAAAGTTAAAGACAATTTTAAATACCATTTTCGAAGCGATCTTAACAATATTGCTAATGATTTTTCTAGCAAGCGCCTTTCTTTTGATGATGGTTTTCGGTGCATTGGCGGACAACATCCTAGACTTTTACGATTACTCATACAAAAAAAGTTATCAACCCAAACCGCAATCGTGCTTGACGAGGTCTTATCGTTTATCAAAAATTGGAATAAAGAAATTGAAGAAAAAGTTGTATGGCCTAAAGTCGCACTTACGATTGCCAGAATGAAACCTTTTATAAATTATAATATGACAGAATGTAAATTAATAATGAAGGAAGTATTTGTATGAAAAGAGTTTTTTGTATAGGTAACGGTGAAAGTAGAAAAGTTTTAGATTTAGAAAAGTTAAGACCACACGGTAAGATATACGGTTGTAATGCTTTGTATAGAGATTTTACACCAGATCATTTAAGTGCTGTTGATATGGGTATAATGCACGAGATATACAATTCAGGTTATTGTCAAAACAATCCTACATTGTTTAGAGATTGGAATAGATTGCCTGGTATGATGTATGAACAGTTACTATATGCAGGTAAAAATTATTCAGACCAAGATTATGATTTAATTAAAAGAGAAGATGTTATTAAATCAAATGAAAGAGGTGATTGTGAAGAATTTGTAATGCACGGTTCTAATCTTGCAGGTGTTGTAGAGATATTAAAAAAGAATAAAGACCGTGAAAAGAAAAATATTAATCATACATCAATAAATGTTAGTTGGGTAACTAAAGATGACAAAGTTACATCTATAAATGATATTATGCCACCTAAAGATAGAGGATGGGCTTGTGGTGCAACTTCAGGATTTGCTGCTTGTCATTATGAAAAACCAGATGAGGTATTTTTAATAGGACACGATTTAGAAAGTATGAATGGTAAACTGAATAATGTTTACAAAGATACAAAACACTATGGATTAAAAGAGGCACACAAAACACCAAGTGTCAATTGGATTAGACAATGGCGACAACTATTTACAGAAAACCCTAAAATACAGTTTTATAAAGTAAATCCTAATGCAGATAGTGGTAAAGACCCTATTAGCGTACCGATTAAAGAATGGGCAAAGTTGAACGTGAAGTACATAGATTATACGGCGCTTGACAAAATGCTCGGAATGTGATATATTAATAGAATATGTTAAAACAATTAAAGATTCGAACTTTGATTGACCTTGTGGCTGAACAACGTTTAAGCGGATGTAAGGCGAGGGTAGTGAGGGTTACGGCCTAGTGGCTGAAGACACACTATTTTGCTGTGAGTACAGACCATCTAAAATTAGATTGGACGCTTCTGGAAAGCTTGTGGGTAAACCAATAAGTCCCAC